AACCAGATGAACCGCAGCGGAGGTGTATTGACAGAATGATAACGTTTAACGGCATCCCGCTTGCCAGTGTTGCCCCCGTGCGCGTGGATGACATCGCTGTATCCTCCGTGCGTCTGACCGTGCAGGCCCGTCAACGGCCTGTGCGGTTCGGCGCGGACTATGTGCGCACCACGGGCGGCACGCGCACGGTGACGGTGACATTTGCCCTGCTGACCAATGACCGCACCCATCGGCAGGAGCAGCTCCGGCAGCTTGCGGCCTGGGCGGGCATCGGCCAGATACACAAGCTGACCATGAGCGACTTCCCGGACGTGTACCTTGAATGTCTGTGCAGGGAGTACCCCTCCCCCACCGTCAAAACCTGGTGGGACGGCAGACTGCGCATGGTGTTTGAGACCCAGGAAAACCCGTACTTTACCAGCATTACCGAGCATACGGCGGCTTGCGGCACGGCGTTCCATGTGCTGGGCGACGCCCCGGACGGCCCGCTGATGCAGATCGAGGGAACCGTTGGCGCGGGCGCAGTGACCTACAGCGACGGCGAAAACAGCATGACCTTCGCGGCCTATAGCGGCAGACCCACGGGCGATCTTGTCATTGACCTCAACCGCCAGACCGCCGCAGTGGGCGGTGTCAGCATCATGCGCGGCTATACGCTGGACAGCACGTTTATCCTTCCGCAAGCCGGAACGCGCACGATCACCGGCAGCGGAACCGTGCGGTGGAGGGAGAGGTGGTTATAATGCGTGACCCCATTGTGCGGGAGTTCGTCTTCTTCGGCAACGATGACAAGCCCCTGTTCGTGCGCACGGACGCGGAACAGGCGACATGGCAGGTGGACGAATATTCCTTGACCTGCAATTTCCCCTTTGTGGCAGACAAGCGCATCGAACGCGGTATGCGCGTCAGCTTTGACGATGAGGATGGCGTGCACCAGTTTTTTGAGGTGCGCAAGGTGAAGACCTACACGCCGGACGGCTACCAGGAGTTAACCTGTGAGCATATCGTGATCTCCGAACTGACCGATGTGCACACGGCGGAGCAGCCGTTGACCAATGTGACCCCGGCGGCAGCCGTGCAGGCCGCGCTGGCCGCCCAGACCCAGACCGGCGTCCTACTCTGGCAGGTGGGCAACGTGACCGCCACGGCCACCAGCAGCGGCGACATCGGCCTTGGTTCCGTGTGGCAGAATATTCGCAGCATCGAGCAGAATTGGAACGTGTACATTCTGCCCCGCGTGACCTACAACACGACCGGCATCACGGGCCGCTATCTGGACATCATCCCCGCAGACAGCACCAACCGCTGGCAGGGTATGCGCCTGAGCATCGACAAGAACATGGACGAGGCGGGCGTCACCGTGGATGATACGGATGTGAAAACCGCGCTGTACGGCTACGGCGGCACGGCGTACACCTACAACGACCCCGAGCATGGCACAGACCCGCTGGACAAAAAGGGCACAAAGATCGACCTCAAGGGCGCGGCCTGGAGCAACCCGCCCGCAAACGCAACCCTGAATAGCACCCTCGGCTATATTGAAGACACCACCGCCACGGCGGCCTATGGACGCAACGGAAAGCCGCGCTTTGGCTTTTACCAGAACAGCGACATCACCGATCAAGGCACGCTGATCCTGAAGACCTGGGAGGCCTTGCAGGCCACCAATAAACCCCGCGTGACAATTGACTGCATGTTGCGCGACCTGTACCGCATGGGCTACGATGACGAACCTGTGCGTCTGCACGACCTGGTGCAGGTGGAGCTTTTGCCCGTCCACGATAACATGCGGCTGGAGATCATCAAGCTGTCCGTGGACTTGCTCGACCCCACCGCCACCCGGCCCACCATCGGCGTGTACATCCCTAACATTGTGTACATCCAGCGCCAGACAGCCTATAACGCGGCGGGCGGCGTGTCCTCCACCCTGAGCGGCAGGCGCGGCGGCGGGCGCTCCGGCGGTCAGACCAAGGCCGAAGCCGAATGGAGCGAGTTTCAAGCCGGGATCGAGGCCAATAATATGATTATCTCCCTGCACGCGGAACAGGTGACACGATCAAATGAGATCATCAGACAGGCAGGCATGAGCCTCGACGCGCAAGGCGTGATTGTATACGCTACGGACAATCCGAACAATATACAATCAAAAATCAATGTTAATGCTGATAGCATCTCGCAGATTGTTACCGCTGTTGGCGATGACGGCGAAGTCACGGCGGCCAGTATAGTTCTTGCAATAAATGACAGCGGTAGCGAAGTGACAATTGATGCGGATCACATCAAAATTGGCGGCACAAATAGTTCAATTGAGCTTGGAACGGTGCTATATCAAAACAGCGATGGTTACGCCGAAATCAATGCCTACAGGGTTGAATGCGTGACAGCACAGGCAACAAATGTATATGCCAACTTTATACAAGCTCCGGGAAGTTCGTCCGCTGGAACGCAATTGTGGATAACTGCCGATCATGTGCAAAGCAAGGCTTTTGTTTATGAAAAATCTGGTGGCGGCAGTACAGACCTTAAAAACTCGTTCGTGAGTGTGACGGATGGCGCTTATGTCAATAATTCAAAGACCGTAACATTTACAAAGGCAGACGGCAGCACGGAGATGATAACTTTTAGTCGAGCCACTACTTTGTCAGGCGCGTGGAGTAGTGGCGTTTTTACTGTAGCCGCGTCGCCGCAAAACCAATACAAATGGACATCATTGACACAGGGCACAGCGTCATGGTCAGGCAAAACGGTTACGATCCCCATTCACGCCACTATTGATAACGGTGCTGTTGTTTTCGATACCGGCAAAACAGTTTCGGCAACTTACTCCGGTTCCGATCCTGTCACGGTAGACAACTGGCAGAGAACAAATTTCTCATCCAGCACTCAAAATTACGGGACTGGCACACGTACTTTAAGTATCCCGGTTAAAGTCGATGTGAACGGTGTCACGTATGCCCACACATTTACAACAGGCGGTTTCAAAGTTGTCAAACAAGATTCCACCCATATGATGATTTATTGCGGCAGTACGGAACTTGGAGTTTGGTCAATATAAAACGGAGGATGAAACAATGGAACAGCAGACATATACCCCGGTTGAAGCCCTTGAAATCACACGTAACATTCTAAATAGTATAGCCGTCCCGATGGCATACAAGAAAACAATTGCAGACCCCATTGAGGCGGCATTGAATAACCTTGCTGTTATCAAGGACGCTCTGACCGCAAAACCGACGCCCGAAGAAACGGAGGCTGATTAAATGGCAGCGCAGGATAAAGTCACATTCAAGCAAGACCTGACCGAGCCGGTCAAAATCCGCCACTATGAGGGCGTGGTCTTTACCGGGGATGACTGCGGCAACCTTATCAAGGTTGCCCTTTTTGATGGCGGCACCCCCTATTCCGGCGGCGGCACTGTCAGCGCCACGGCGGTTCTCGCGGACGGCACCACCTTCCCCCTCACCCAGGGCAGTATCACCGGCAACATGGTCTCCGTGCCCCTGGAGGCTGGTGCGCTGGCCGTCTCCGGCCTGATGGGCCTGTATGTCAAGATCAGCGGCGGCGGCATCATCTGCACTGTGCTCAATGCGATCTTTACGGTGCAGGCCACCGACACGGGCATGGTTCCCGCCGCAATGGTGACCACCGTGAACGAGCTGGTGGCGGCGATCCGGGACGCGCAGGACAGCATACCCGCCGACCTGACCAACCTGCTGGCCGCCGTCGCGCCCACCTTCAGCACCTCCACGGCCTACAGCGCGGGCGCGTATGTCTGGCAGGGCGGCAAGCTGTACAGGTTCACCGCGGCGCACCCGGCGGGGACGTGGACGGGAACGGGCGCGGTGGAGGTGGCGCTGGGGAATGATGTTGCCGACTTAAAGAGCGCACTTGTCAATTTTAACTCCTATGATCTTTTAAAATTGTTCGGTGAATATGTTTCAAGAACGAATAGAGGGGTAACGTATACTTGGAATGCAGAAAAAACAGAATGTACCGCAACAGGAACAGCAAGCGGAATATCCACAACGACACTGTATAGTTCAACAAGTTCATTACCATCCGAACTTGTCCCCGGGGAAAAGTATATAGTATCCGTTGAGTCCACGTCTGAGTATTTGTTTTTAGATTCATATTGGTATTATGACGGTGGTAACACTCACGAGTTGTTTTATACAAGCAGAGAGTTTACAGTCCCGCAAAATTGCATTGGTGCAATACTGAGGATTAGAGTATTAGACGGTAACTCTGTCAATAATGCTGTTATTCGTGTATCTGTACGGGACACAAAAACGAACAAAGAATTAGAGGATGAAATTAACGGTTTAGTGGCTGATAGGTTGTACCAAGGCGTATTAAGTACATTAGGGTATACATCATGCAATGATGTCTGGAAAAGCGGTCTGTATTTTGTATCAAGTGAAGCGCCGATTGATAAATATCCATTTCCAAGTGGGTATTTGTTTGTTGAAAGCTCAAGTAATAATGAATCGTCTGTAGGCACATTACAAATTGCGTATGCTTATGGGGCTTCTTTTGCATACCCAAAATTTAGAAAAAAAGTATCCACTACATGGACGGATTGGCATTATTTTGATGAGTTCTCTAGAGAGAATGTAACAAAGATATTTAATGATTTATTCAAGTATGGTTCATATGATGCCGCTTTGTATGGGGCCGGAAGTTCTGGAACACAGAGCGGGTTAACATATACTAATAATGGCGATGGCACATGGCTCATAAATGGTACTGTTGCAGACGGGGACGAATCGTTTAGAAATATAATTACTGGCAACACAACCTTGCCAGAATATATTGTAGTAGGCAGAAAGTACACGATTCATAAAAGCGGCAATGAGTTAGTGCGTGTTCAAATATTCCTTTATAATTCTTCTGGAAGTTCAAGTGCTTATTACGAAGATGGGGACAAAGTGCTTATTCCAGACGGCACAACTGGAATCATTGTTAGGTTCAAAGTAAACGGCCCGGCAACGTTGGAGAACGAGGTTATAACAGTTTCAATGGTCGCTGAAATCTCTGACGTAGAGCAAACAATTGTAAATCAAGAAATTCATAATGATACTTTCAATAATACATACAATATAACAACAAGTCCGCAGATCACAACTGATACAAATGGGTGGCTACAGCCAGTCGACACCGCATCTGCCGATGAGACGGATAAAACCGACATGAGTGGAGCTATCATGTCGATGCTTAACAGCACTGGCTATTGTCATCTTGCACCGGGTGTATTCTACGTCAGCGGTTTTGATATGCCAGACAAAAGCACACTCGTTGGATGCGGAAAACAAACGGAAATTCGTCTTTTGTCCTCTGTCACAAACGGGTATGCGATAAAAATACAAAAGTATTGCACCGTAAAGGATTTGTCCATTTACGGATCATATTCTGCGTTAGATTATAATTCTTTTACAGCAGATAAAGGGACAAGGCACGGCATTGTTTTCAATGCTCAATACGCAGAGGGCACTTCACAGTCCGAGTATTGTGTGCTGTCAAATATATTCATTCATAGTTTTACCGGATGCGGAATAAAATGCTATAACACAAGCATTTCTACACACCGTGGGTTGTATGCAAGTCAAATTTATATTAGCATTTGCCAAACAGGACTGTTTGTTGAGTTCCATTCTGAGTTTAATAAATTTGAACAGATATGCACAAGGTATTGCTATGTTGCTTGCGAAAACAACGGTGGAAACAATACATTCGTATCATGCACGTTCCACAGCATGAATACCGGGTTTCTGATTGACAACTCTCTTGGCGATAAAGCCAATAACTCGCATGGCTCATTGATCGGATGTACGTTCTGCCATATTGGTTCTAATCAAGGGTTAGCTATCGCCGTCAAAGGAGCGACTAACGGGTATGTTTTCTCAGGGTGTCAGATTTGGTACTGTTCTATTCTTGTGGAAAATAGTAACGGAATTGTGTTTAGTAATATGGAATTTGGCAGAGGAACAACCGGAGGTGGAGCGACTATCCGTATTAACGGTGGTGACACGGTTATGTTTACAGGATGCGTGTTTATGAATGATGTGCCTTATCCACCGGATATTGTTATCACCGATAACACGAAAGTACGATTCAATTCGTGTTATGGGTCGATTAGTGGTAACGCAATCACAGGAACTTAAATAACACTTTAACTTACCATGACAGGAGGTGGCAGAAATGGCCTTGATCTCGTGCGCGGACTTAATCGCCTTGTTTCAGCGTATGTACCGCGAACACTGGCGGTATGAATGGGGCGCATCCGAAACCGGGTGCGTAGACTGTTCCGGTGCTTTTGTCTGGGCGTTCCGCCAGTTCGGCAAGAGCATCGCCCACGGCAGCAACAGCATAGCCCGCAACTATTGCGAGGCCTTGCAGCCCATTTCTGCCGCCGCTCCTGGCATGGCCGCTTTCAAGCTCCATCGCCCCGGTCAGGATGGGTACAGCCTGCCGGACAAATACCGGGACAGCCCGGACAGAAACGACTATTACCACATCGGCCTGGTGGACGAAACGGGGAAATATGTGCTGAATGCGCAAAGCACAAGTGCAGGTTTTACCCGCACAAAGATAAGCAAATGGGGCGCGGTTGGCTACCTGAAAGCCGTGGCCTACACAAAGGAGGATCAATCAATGCAGACAATGATGGTCAATTGCCCCGATGGTGAAACCGTGCGACTACGCGAAAAGCCTTCCACCAATGCGGCGACGCTGGGCAAAGTGCCAAGCGGTGCTATCGTACAGGGCGCGGACTACGATCTGGAATGGTCACGGGTGGACTACGACGGGCGGAACGGCTACATGATGAACAAATACCTGATTCCTGTTCCCGCGCATACCGTCACCACGCCCACGGATTTAGCCCCTGTGACGCTTCCGGCCACGGGTGACACAATTACACTGACCCTTCCGCGCAACGCCGCGGAATGGCTCAGGGACGCGCTGGTGAGTGCTCTGGGGGTGGGCTAAATGCAGACGCTACAGCCCATAGAGGGCATCACCCCCAGCACGCTATGGACGTTTCTGACCGTGCTGGTCGGCATCTGTGCCCTGATTGTCCTGGGTGACAAGGTGCTGACCGTCTTTCGCAACGCGCAGCGACGCAAGAAAGAGCCGGAGGACAAGCTTGCCGAGGAAATCAGCGCAAAGGTTCTTGAAAAGCTGGAACCGCGCTTTCAGGCAATCGACCAAAAGCTCAGTAATGACAAGGCCACGATAGACAGCCATACGCGGCAGATAGAAAGCCTTGCCAAACGCGCTGACGGCACGGATACCGGCATCAAGGCCATCAACCGCGGTGTGCTGGCCCTGCTCAACCATGCCTTGCACAATGGCAACACGGACGAACTGGAAAACGCCCAAAAGGGCATCAATGATTATCTGATCGACCGTTGAAAGGAGCCATGAGAAATGACACGCGAAGACATCATTCGGAAACTGACAAGCCGGAAACTGTGGGTCGCCCTCGTCGGCTTTGTGACGGGCTTGCTCGTCTACTTCGGCCAGACTGAGCAGCAGGCCGCGCAGATCGGCGCGCTCATCATGTCTGCCGGGTCTCTCATCGCCTATATTTTCGGCGAGGGGATGATCGACGCGGCCCGTGAAAGCGGTGACACCATCGTGGTGCACGACGAAGCCCACCCGCCCGAAGAAGACGGAGGGCAACAGCCGTGATTTCCTCGCCCTGCAAGGATTGTCCGCGGCGGCATACGGCTTGCCACGACACCTGCGGGGACTATCAGGCATACAAGGCGCGGCTGGACGCAGCCAAGGCGCAACGGATGCTTGAAAACGAAACCGAAGGCTATATCAATCACAGAATACGGACGATCCATTTACGGGCAGAAAAACGGAGACACGGGCGCGGGTAACACCGCGCCCCTTTTTTTGACCCCCGTTTCGACCCCCATTTGGCCACCGTTAAGCACCGCAACGCACCATAGATAGCCACGGCATAGACAAAAGAAAACCCCTGAAAACGTAGTGTTTTCAAGGGCTTTCGTGGTCGAAGTGGCGGGATTCGAACCCGCGGCCTTTTGGTCCCGAACCAAACGCGCCGGGGCGCTATAACCCTTGCGCTGCCATGGTTTTCGGCTCTACGGAAGGAATTTGACCCCCATTTTGACCCCCAAACGCCTGCAATTCCGCGTTTCGGAGGGCTATTTCTGCCTCTGTGCGGCGCTTGTCAGACAGGTGGGTGTATATCTGCATGGTCATCGTCTGGTCGGCGTGTCCCATCCACAGCATAGCGGTCTTCAGGTCTACGCCCGCCTCAAAGAGCATGGTGCAATACGTGTGGCGCAGATCATGGGCGCGGATGGTGACCGGCACCCAGGTTGCGTCTGACCGATGACGGGCGCGCCCGTTGTCCGTCACGCCCAGGGCGTTCAGGTAACTGCTCCATCCGCGTTTCCAGGCGCTCTCGGTCATCAGCGCGCCGGACGCGGACGGGCACACAAGGCCGCTGATCCCCCGCAGCTCCCGCGCCACGACATCCAGCATCGGGATAACGCGCGCCCCGGCCTCGGTCTTCGGGTCGCACAGAATCGGCTTGCCGTTGGTGTCAAAGCGCACGGCCTCGCGCACGGTGATGGTCTTCCTGTCAAAGTCCACATCGCGCGGCACCTGCAAGGCCATGACCTCCCCGCGCCGCAAGCCCGCGTATAGCATCACGATCACGGCGGCGCGCAGCCGGTGCGCGGTGCACAGAATCAGCTCCTTCTCCGCGTCCGTCAGCAGCCGGTGCGTCCCTTTGGTGCCCTTCGGCAGCGGCACGGCGGCGGTGGGGTCGCGGTCGATCAGCCCGTCAGCCAGGGCGGCCCGGAAGACCCCGCGCACGGTGTCGCGCACGCTGTGGATCGTGGACGCGCTCATCTTTGCGAACCGCTGGTAAAACCCGCTGATGTCCGTCGGCGTGTAGTCCTGTAGTGGGCGGTCTTCGCAGACGTTGATAAACCGCTCAATATTCCGCGCGTGGGTATTGTACGGCGCGGCGGTCAGATGGGACTTGTACGCCGCAAGCCAGGTCAACGCGTAGTCACCGAACAGGCAGCGGCGG